AGTATTGCCGTTCATGAAGAAAGATTATTTCTCTGATAGAACAGAGAGAACTATCTTTGAAGAAATAACAAAGTTTGTAGATAAGTATAATAAAATTCCAACACAGACTTCTCTGGAAATTGAGGTACAGGGAAGAAAAGATTTAAATGAGGATGAGTATAAGAAAGTTGTTGCTGTCATTCAAACGCTCAGCTCTACTGATGTAGACTTTGATTGGTTAGTAGATACTACAGAAAAGTTCTGCAAAGATAAGGCAATATATAATGCTATTGTTGAAGGCATATCAATTATTGATGGAAAAGATAAGAATCGTGGGCCGGATGCTATTCCTAATATTCTTATTGACGCCTTGGCTGTTGGTTTCGATAATGCTGTGGGACATGATTATCTCCTAGATTCAGAATCACGCTTTGATTATTACCACACAGTAGAAAAGAAGATTCCATTTGATTTGGAATTTTTCAATAAAATAACCAAAGGTGGACTTCCACCCAAAACATTGAATATTGCTCTTGCTGGTACAGGTGTAGGTAAGAGTTTGTTTATGTGTCATGTTGCAGCAAACTGTCTTAGTCAAGGTAAGAATGTTCTGTATATCACCTTAGAGATGGCAGAGGAACGTATCGCAGAACGTATTGATGCAAACCTTATGAATATCTCTATGGAAGATTTGCATGATTTACCTAAGCAGATGTTTGACAACAAGATTGCTAAAATTATCAAATCAACTTCTGGTAAGCTTATTGTCAAAGAATATCCAACTGCATCAGCTCACTCTGCACACTTTAGAGGACTGATTAAAGAGCTTGCTATCAAGAAGTCATTTAAACCTGATATTATTTTTATAGATTATTTGAACATTTGTGCATCTAGTCGATTTAAAGGAGCACAAAATGTTAACTCTTACATGTATGTTAAAGCAATTGCAGAGGAACTTAGGGGATTGGCAGTTGAGACAAATGTACCGATTATGTCGGCAACACAAACCACTCGATCAGGCTTCTCCAATTCAGATGTTGGTCTTGAAGATACGTCTGAAAGTTTTGGCCTTCCAGCTACGGCTGACCTTATGTTTGCACTCATTTCTAACGAGGAACTTGATGAGCTCAACCAAATTGCAGTCAAGCAACTCAAAAACAGATACAACGATCTAACAGTGAATAAACGATTTGTTATTGGAATAGATCGTGCCAAAATGAGATTGTTTGATGTTAAACCATCTGAACAGAATAATCTTGTAGATAGTGGTCAAGAGGATTTCACAAAACCAGTGTTTGACAACACAGACTTTGGTGGCTTCAAAGTATAACTTGACATTCACCAAACTCTGTGTTATATAAATAGTCTAAACGCACTTACGCATGGAGATATTGAATGAGTTATTTGCAAAAATACGTTCGGCAAGTAAAACCCCGAAACGAATCCTATACTCCCCCTATAGATAAAATTCAAAACTTCTTAACTGAAGCAAAAATGGATGCCACTAAGTTTGAAGGCAATTTGCTTAAAGCTATGGGAGCAAATGATTCAGCAGCAGGATTATATAATACCGACAAGGAATCTAAAGAATTAGCAGCATCTATTGTGGCAAAGATGAAAAAAGACAGAATTAGTATGTCAAAACCTAGTCGAAGTTCTGGAAGTGCCGCTAAAGGAGTATTATCAAAGTTATATAGCGATTTTGGAGTAACGAACCCAGAAGCAAAAGCAGATATTTCTTTTGGTGGAAATGGAGTTTCTGTAAAATCTAAAGCAGGAGCTCAATTGATATCAGCACAAGGACCAGAAGCTGCCGCTATAGTACAATACGTTATCACAAACAATGCAGCCGCTAAGAAAATAGCAGGAGATGTTGCTAACGAAGTTCCAAAAGTAATAAAAGAAGCTTTCAATCCTAATAATTTTTATGCTGGTCGTGCAGGTCCAACTGGTATCGCACAAATGGGAACTACATATCCAACAGAACTTGCTTTTAGAGCTGCTAACATTAAAAAGGGAATTGGTGGTCCGAAAGGCGATTTAACTGTCGATCAAAAAAAGGATATCTCTGATGCTAAAAGAGAATTAACAGCAAATGATAAAAAATTAACCGTATTAATAGATGGCGCTGACGCAACTGATTATGCAGAAGGAGCTAAGAAATTTGGTATTTCTGAAGAAGTATCTAAAAAAATTAAAAATATGTTTAATGAGAATTCATTTCGACAAGCTATAATTCTAGAAGCTATGTCAGGGGATGGTAAATTTAAGAATAAATCAGCAAAAGCAACTTATGTTCTTGGTTGGGGAACAGATGCATCTTATTCATATAAAACAGTTGAAGATGCTTCTAAGAATGTTTCAGGTTATAATTTTAGAATATCAGATCGGGGGAGCAAATCCTCTTCATCAATCAGAAAAATGGGAGATATGTCTAAAATTAGTGGAGCGTTAACAGGTAGAGGAGCTTCATTTAGGATCGACGTATTGCCTTCATCTCTTCAAGATTCGATAGATATTGATGAAATATCAAATGAGATTGGCGAAAATCATAGGACATATTTAACTGATAATTTAGAATATGCTCAAGAATTGTTATTGCAAGAAGGAATATGGAGTAAAACAACTGGTATTGTTAAAAATGTAAAAGATAAAATAATGAAGGGTATTAATCTTCTTGTTGACAAAGTGAAAACTTTCGTGTCTAATATAGGTAAGTGGATGGTAAAAATGGTTAAAAATACAGGTTATTATTTGATGGCATTCAATATGAACCCAGTTATAAAATTCAGTATATAATGATAACCTTCACACAACTTAGAGAGGGCATAACCAAACCCGCATCAATGGCTGATATAATAAGAGCCATGGCTCCTGCTCGTTCTAAGATTGTTAGTAAATCTATTAAACCACAAAATATAGCAAAAATAGTCGAAAGGACTATAGGGAAAAAATTTGATCTAGAAGTTACTTCAGAATATGCTGCGAGTCTTGATGGGGGTGAAATGTCAGCTAATGCATATTATGATCAGGAAGCAGAACTAGAAGGCGATCCCCCTATTCATATAGAACTTATCTTTAGTAATAAGGATAAAAAAGGAATGGATATGGATGCTGAAGGTTTTGATGAATTATCTAAACAAGTGGCAAAGGTTGTAGTGCATGAATTGTTACATAAAAGTCAGGCAAATGCAAGAAATTTCATTGAAAAAAAACCATTTAAGGTAAAGAATGTATCAATGCCGCAACAGGCTAAATCACAACAATATCTAGGAGATAGTGATGAGATTGAAGCATATGGTCATAACATAGCAGTAGATTTGTTAAGAAATTATGGTTCACAAAGAAATGCCTTGACAGCATTGAAAAATTTTATTAGAATAGGACCAGATAAGTCTCCTGATTTGTATGCATATTTGATAGCATTTGGAATGGATAAGAATCATCCTGTATTGAAGAAGTTGATTAAGAAGATTATACTGTATTTGAGAGAGTTGGATAAATGATAAGCTTCAGAGAATTAACAGAAGATAAGGGCGGAAAGAATCTTCATTTAGAACATCTAGAGGATGAAATCCTCAACTATGGTGTTGTTGGTGGGCGTGCTGCGCTCAATTTCCTACGTTCTTTAAGAAATATGATGGCTGGTGGAAGTCGGTCATCTGTAAATATGACGGTAAAGTGGGACGGAGCTCCTGCTATATTTGCTGGTATAGACCCAGAAGATGGAAAGTTCTTTGTTGCAAAGAAAAGTGTTTTTAATGTGTCTCCCAAACTTTATAAGACAGAAGCAGAAATTAATGCAGATTTATCTGGGGAGCTTAATTCAAAATTTAAGGTCGCACTTAAAGAATTTTCTAAGTTAGGTATCAAAGGTGTTCTTCAAGGCGACCTTATGTTTACGGATGATATCTCCACGGATACCATTGATGGAACCAAGTATTATACTTTCCAACCCAACACCATCGTTTATGCTGTACCTGTTGCTAGCAAATTAGGTGCAATTATCAATAAGGCAAAGGTTGGTATTGTCTGGCATACCACATATTCGGGTGATGCATTACAGGATATGAAAGCATCTTTTGGTGTAAATATATCTTCATTGAAGAAATCATCAAGCGTATGGATGGATGACGCAACATACAAAGACACTTCTGGTAAAGCTACATTTACTGCCGCAGAGACAGAAAAGATTACTGGGGTATTATCACAAGTTGGAAGTACTTTTCAAAAAATTAATTCTGGCCAACTAAACTCATTTCTTAAATTACAAGAAAGTATGACAGGAGCTCTTGCAGGTGCATCATTAAAGACGTATAATAATAGTATGGTTCGTGCTGGTGAGAAAATAACAAATCCTATGGCACATGCAAAAGGATATGAAACATGGGTTTGGGATTCTATTCAGAAACAGATTGATAATGCAAAGAGCGAAAAGGGTAAGGATAAGTATAGAAATATTCAGAAGGAATATGCAAGAGAGATAAAAAAATATACAAGAAATTTAATACAGGTTATAACTTTTCAGAATCTACTTGTTGATGCAAAAATGCAGATTGTTCAAAAACTAAATAGTGTAAAGGGCTTGACTGATACATTCATCAAGACCAAAAATGGATTTAAGGTGACTAATCCAGAAGGGTTCGTTGCTATTGATAGAGTAAGTGGTGGAGCGGTTAAGTTAGTAGATCGTATGGAGTTTTCGTTTAATAACTTTACGGCCATAAAAAGTTGGGACAAATGAAAACTTTTAAGCAGCATCTTAAAGAAGCTTCTATGTGGAATTTTTTATATAGAAAACACAAAGGAGTGTTCTATAGGGGTATTGGTAGAGGTGGAAAGGGCAGTGGTCTTGGAGCATTGGGTAAAGGAATTTATCTCACATGGTCTGAGAGTATGGCAAAGACTTTTGCGAAAAGATTTGGAAGTGGAGAAGTTAAAAAATATCAGGTGAAACGAGGTTTAAAAATTGCTGATGCTGAAACAAATAAAGATTTTGCTGATATCAAAAGAAACATGGGATTTGGGGTTAAAGACTATAGTGATGACCCAATGTATGCTGGTATGTTAACGATGGCTTTGCAAAAAAAAGGATATGATGGCGTTGTTAGTGATGATGTAGCAACTGGTATCGTCATATTTGATGATAAAAATGTTGAAGAGGTCATGAAAGATGCGTAAATTTAGAGATTTAGTTGAAGCTAAAGATACCATCGTATTTGCATTTGGTCGCTTTAATCCCCCCACAACTGGACATGAGAAACTTATTAAAAAGGTTGCGTCTGTTGCTGGCTCAAATCCATATCGCATTTATCCTTCCTTTACACAAAATCCCAAGAACGATCCACTTCCTCATGCTAAAAAAGTTGCATATATGAGGAAGATGTTCAAGAAGTATGCAAGAAACATTATTGCAGATAAGGACGCAAAAACAGCAATACATATTGCAGAAAAACTCTATAAAGAGGGATTTAAGAATCTGGTTATGGTTGCTGGTTCTGATCGTATTAAAGAGTTTTCTACACTTTTAAATAGATATAACGATGCACCAGATAAGAAAGGAAATCAACTCTTCAAATTTGATTCTGTTGATGTTATATCTGCTGGCCAACGTGATCCTGACTCAGAAGGTGTAGAAGGTATGTCTGCATCCAAGATGAGAGCAGCAGCTTCTAATGGAGATATGGATTCGTTTTTACAGGGAGTTCCTTCTGGATTCTCTGATGGTAAGAAACTTTATAGAGATGTTCGTAAGCATATGGGTATTCGTGAGGAACGTGATATGGGAAAGATGACAGATTTTGAGGAAATGCGTAATGCATATCTTACAGGAAAGATTTGGAATGTAGGTGACATAGTAGAAGCTAACGGTGTTGTCGGTGAGGTTGTTCGCAAGGGGACAAATTATCTATCGTTTGTGACTGAGGATGGTAAGGTTCATAAAGCATGGTTGCATGATATTGAACTTGATGAAAGGAACTATGCCAAGGAATATGCGAACTACCATTCACGCCCAGAACAGAGAGAAAGAAATGCTGCGAGGCTGAGAGCTCGTCGTCGCATGGAAAAACTTGGTAAAGTAAAGAAATTTGATGATTTGGATGTTCATCATAAAGACAACAATCCTTTAAATAACGAAGAAGAAAATTTAGAAGTAACTACTAAGAAATGGAATAGAACAGAACCAAGATTGCGTGGTAAAGAACTTGATGAAGAATGGTGGGAAACGGTAATCGCAAAACTCAGTCAAATAACCCATCCAAAAGGTTATGGTAAAATGGTAAGAGATTATGCTGAACTTGTGAGACAAGACAAATATAAAGAACATCCAAATATGGCTGCTGATAAAGTTGCTCGTAGTTATCGTAGCGTCAATACTAGAGAATTTAGGAAGTACATTAATAAGTTAGTTGCTAAGAAGGTACTTCCTCAAGAGCTGAAGGCAGAATATGAGATGGAAGAAGCAAAATCTCCAACTCAAAAATTAAGAGATTTTGATAAGTCTCGCACTGCTGTTGGAAAGAAACCTATTTTCAAAGATAAGGGTACAAAATTTGTCAGAATGAAGAAGAAGGGTCAAATGACTATTATGAATGTTCCTTCTGATGAGGTTGACAAATATATCAAAAAGGGATATAAACCAGTTACAGAAGAATGGTCATTTAAAGATTTTGTACATCAAATACAAGAAAAAGAACTTACTGATACAGAACTAAAACGTAGAGAAGAAATTGCTAAAGACCTTTCAGATGATAATTTTAAAAAAAAATATGGTGATCGTTGGAAAGAAGTGAAGATGGGTGTAGCCACAAAGATGGCAAAGAACGAACAAGACGATCCTTGTTGGGACGGTTATAAACAAATCGGTATGAAGAAAAAGGATGGTAAAAAGGTTCCTAATTGTGTTCCAGAGGAATTTAATTCTTGGGGTGAACTTATAGAAAAAGCAGAGCATGATGGAAGGTCTGTAGACCTAAATAATCCCACAAAGGGTGATGTAAAGAAGTACAAGGTTTACGTCAAAAATGACAAGGGAAACGTGGTAAAAGTTGAGTTTGGTGACCCAAATATGGAAATCAAACGAGATGATCCAAAAAGAAGAAAAAGTTTTAGAGCAAGGCATGGATGTGATAATCCCGGCCCGAAATGGAAAGCTAAATATTGGTCATGTAAATTTTGGAGTTCAAAGTCAGTAACAGACTTGATGAAAGGTTAGAGATATGACGGTATATACAAAAACAATGATGGAATCACTTGCAGAAGTGCGTGGCATTCAGATTGAAGGTAGAGAAAAAGACGCAAGGCAATTAGTTGATCCTAAAAAAGAAGTAATGATTATCAAGAAGAATAAAGTCGTTGTTATTGATAAGAAAGATCAAGACAAATATTTGAAACAAGGTTGGGAACTTGCTGAAGAAAAGGAAGTAGTTGCTAAAGGCATTGCCAAGAAAGCTGTAATTGCAACAGGTCTTGGCGTGACGGCTGGTTCGACCGCTTTACCTAAAAAAGACAAGGAAGATAAGAATGAAGAAGTTGAACTTGATGAAGATAATATGGCCTTGATGCGTAAAGCATCAGGTGGTGCAATGCAGACTCTTAAAATGAAAGATGGTAAATTGAAGATGGATTCATTTACTGCTTCTGCTGTCATGCAAGTTTATGATAAAGTAAAACCTGCCAACCAGAAGAAAATGGCAAAAATGATTAATCAGGGTACTAGGGACGGTATGGTGAAATTACAGTCCTTTGCTATGAAACAGGTCAAAGCTGGATACGGTGAAGAAACTGAATTTGTAGAACGGACAATTGCTGAAATAGTCGCAGAACAACTTGCCAAGATTAGGGGCAATACTCCTGCTGATA